AGTCAAGAGCACCCTTCAACAAGTTCAAGGCCACGTCATCAAGCAAAATGCTGTCACAGTCATCGAACACCAACACACAATTGGCGTCTGAGAATTTGTACAGTGTTTGATACAAGCCGATGGGTGTTGCACTACCTTTCACAACTTCGGCACGGAGGCGTTTGCCTGCCAGTTTGTCAAACAAGGTGGCTTTCTCAATCTCACGCTCGACGCCAAAGCTCTTGCCCACTCCTGGAGGACCTGACACAATCATGGCACGGATGTCACCGTTCACACAAGCCTTTGTCATCTCATTCAAGATGTCAAAACGCTCGCGAATACGAGTCATGATTTGATCTTCAGTTTCGGTCTGTTCGGCAACAAAGGCCACGGTGTTGTCATTACTCACGGTTTCTCCATTGACATATTCGATGTCTTTAATGTTGTTGACTTTGATACGGATGGTGTCGGGGCAATTGGCAAATGTCCCGTTGTTTTCTACTGTCACAAAATTGCCTTTGGCGCCAGTTTGATAGCCGGACACAAGATTGAAAGCAATATTGCGCACGGGTCGGTTGCGATACTCACCTTTGATAACTCGAATTGCACTCATTGTTGGCTCCTTTGAAATGCGTTGTTGTTTACTGTTTATGTTTCTATTATAGCAAAAGATGGATTATTGGTCAACCGGGGCAAACAATTCTTGCCCTTGTTGCACAAAAACAACAAACGCTTCCATTGTGCGCTCACTGTACATCATTCGACCATTTTTCTTAATGTCTTGTAAAACTTCCAACAGGCCCAGGCCCTGAAACTCTGCTTCTTTTTGTATTTGTTTGACTGCTGTTGCGATCTGCATTGTTGGCTCCTTTTTGTTACTGTATGCCTATATTATAGCAAAATGGGAATTATTGGTCAAGTACTGCCAAAGTATTACTTTTTACTTTTTCAGCACCAACAATTTCCCAATGATTTCCGTCACACTTGACAAAAATCTTACGACCAAACACTGTGACAAAACCATACTCACCGTCTTGATACACATTGACCGGATCAGGGATAATGGTCACTGTACGGGGTGTCTCACAGTAATCCCAACGCCTGGTAGGCAATTTGTTTTTGAAATACATGTAATTTTGACTACCTGTAACAAAAAGTTTTACCTTCATAATCTGCCCTCTTTTGCGTTGTATGTCCGTATTATAGCATTTTGGGAATTATTGGTCAAGTACTGCAAAAGTACTACTTTTTGAACTGCTCAAAGAAACGGGTATTTATTTCGTCCATTTCTGCCTGCTCCACATAGAAGTCAGTAGTGGGATCGTAGTACTGGCCCGCTTTGTTGTCATAATACAACACACGGCCACTGAAGTTGAACGGACCTTCTAAACCCTTGCGGGCTCCATACCGGTCACGCATGACGTCTAGGGTGTCAACCACACGATAGCCCATGTACCAGCTCCTGTTTGTTTGCAAGCCCTAATTATAGCAGAATGGGAGTTTCTGGTCAAGTACTACTAGAGTACTACTATTGCCAGTGCGCGGCAACCACTGGATAATCCAAACATTCGTGCGGCTTGGGGCGACCGTGAAATACCAGTATGCTGGCATCGCCGCTGACGTGGGCGCCTGTACCTGGCTGTAGGGGTTTTCTTTTGGCAAAATCAAATCCTCCGTCGGCCACTTGCCAGCGCCAACTCTGCAGATGCTGTTGCTCAAAATGTCTACGCTCGGAGGGAGACAGTACTGCACCTATGTAATCTTGATCGCCTTGATACCGGCGTGTGACGTCGTCGATATTGAGCTTCTCAAAATCGTGCCATATGTGTGCAAATTTGTCTACATTCCACCACATCACACTTGAGTTCATTCCACTGAAACTTGCACTTTGCAAATATCTAAAATCTCTAATGGTCCAAAAGTAGTCTGTGTGCAACGCTGTGATCCAACTCAAATCATTTATGATCACACAATCAAGATCAAAATACAACATGTTGCCCTGGTGATGTTCTGGATTGAACAACTGCATCTTGTACCACCATGACCGTTTTAGACCTGCAACGCCCGGCCACTCAGTTAGACAATGTTTGATCATGTGCGGTGGCACTGATCGATCATGTTCTGTGTACACGTGAAATCTTATGCCTTGTGGTAAATTGCGTGTCAACATGTTGTACAGGTGTTCTACATAGGTCCAACTGTATCCTGAACTGTGTATCACACAGGCACAATCAACTATGTGGTCAGTGCGGATCGGATTCTTTTTAGCCATAGTCCTTCTCGTAGTTCTTGTACAGTGTATTCAGTGTGGCATATCTTGATCAGCCATGCTTCTCTGTCTATTTCATAAGGTTGTTCAATGTCTGCATAGCCTATTGCCACAGGATATGCCAAACTTGATTGATCCACAACAGGCCTGCAACCTGAGATTGCTGCCTGTATGCCCGGTCCTGAATTGAGGTTTACCACTGCATGACAATTGAAATGCATGTCAAATCCATCATAGGTATTGGGCACAGGTCGTGGTTGTTCCAGGCTGACTCCTGCAGGTAATCTTGACAAGTTTACGGGTGACCTTGGATGTGGCCTTATACGTATGGGACGATCAGTTGAGTTTCTTAACTGTTGAATTTGCGTCAATATCCACGATTCCATGCTGTCAATGCCGGCCACCTGCAGACTGCGTTGATGCTGTGCGGCAATCACAATCTCTGGCCTAGTGCCGAGTTGATTGGCCAAACTAATGCGCAATTGAGCCGGACGACTGCGATCTAAGTTTTCCTGATGACCATAATATCCTGCACTGGTAATGTGATTAACACTCACTTTCCAAGTCTTGCCACGATACAATGCGCCTACCTCAATGATGATCACTGGCTTGTTTTGACTGCGATAGTGATCATATACCGCCTTGTTTGGTCGCATTCTCCCGTGCCACAACACTGACCAGATCACCGCGGCATCTGCGTCCCAGGCATTCTCTCTTGTTTGTATGCCTGAGGCCTGGCAACAATCCAAAAACGCTGACATCACGGGTTTTGAATTCATTGCACACTGGGTAGGAAAATAGGCTATGGTTTTGATCACTGTAAATACATCGATGAAATACACTGTAGTTACCACTTTCAACGCCACCGGTCATGAGAAATACGGACAGCGCATGATCGACACTTTTTTGCAAACATGGCCCCAAGATGTTGTGTTAAAAGTGTATGCAGAAGGGTGTAAAGTAGAACAAACTGCGCCCAACCTTGAAGTTTATGATCTTGAATTGGTCAGCGCACCCCTTGCGGCTTTCAAGACAAAATGGCGCAATGTGCCCAAGGCCAATGGTGACATGGGTCCGGCGCACCGGGGCAAAGAATTCAAATATCAAGCAGTGAGATTTGCTCACAAAGTATATGCTATATTTCATGCTGCCGAACATGCCACAACAGAATGGTTGATTTGGATGGATGCTGACATGGTGTGTCACAGCCCGATCACTGTGGAGAAACTGACACAATTTTTTCCAGACTCAACAGATCTTTGTTTTGCTGGACGCAGTAGAAAATTTACCGAATGTGGCCTGTACGGCATGCATGTGAGTGAGCCAGCAGTGAAGTCTTGGCTGGCAGATTTCCAACTCATGTATGATCATGCTGAATCGGGCATATTCACTCTGGCGGAATGGCATGACAGTTATGTATTTGATGCTGTGCGAAAACGTCATGCCTTGAGAGAACTTAACTGGACAGCACATTTGCAAATGGGCGAAGGACATCCACTCATAAACTGTGAATGGGGTGCGTACATTGATCATCTCAAAGGTGAACGCAAAGGCCTGGGCCGAAGCCTAACATCGGACCTGCGTGTTGACAGGAAAGAAAGTTACTGGCAATGATTTTTCTCAGCAAAAATGGTGATGACGAATACATTGACATGTACGCACACGGTCTGGCACAACAGCCCACGCCATTAGAATCATGGCGTTATGAGGACAGTATGGAGCCACTGATGCTACGTGGCATCATGAAGCACAAGATCATCAAACAGTGCTGGGCAGATGGGCGGCCATTTAGATACATGGACTCAGGTTATCTAGGCAATCGGCCAGGATTCAACAATCCGCATGGATGGAAGCTGTGGCATCGCATTGTGCCCAACAACTTGCAACATGATCAAGTGATTCCGCGAGCCAGTGATAGATGGCATCGACTGGGACTTGAAATATCACGTCGACGACGTGGCAGTTCAATACTGATTGTTGCTCCCGACGACAAGCCTTGTAAGTTTTATGACATAGAACTAGACGCTTGGCTCACACAAACCATTGCCACTATCAAACAACACACAGACAGACCCATTGTTGTTCGTGAACGCACTCGCAGCCGCAATGAGAGAAAAACAAATCGTGTAGAGCAATCAATGACTGACACACACGCTGTGGTCACATTCAACAGCATTGCCGCAACTGAATCTGTCTTGGCCGGCACACCTGTGTTTGTTTTGGCGCCATGCAATGCAGCTCGTCCTGTGGCCAATTTGGATTTGACTCAAATTGAAACACCATGGTTTCCTGATCCGGACCAACTGCAGGCCTGGGCCAATCATTTAGCCTACGGACAGTTTCATATTAGCGAATTCAAAAACGGCACGGCCGAACGAATACTCAGGGAGACAGAGGAGATGATCAATGTATGAATACCAAGGGTGGTGGTTTCCTGACAACGAAGACCACTTTCCAAAAATGATGAAAAAGAGTGTGGACCGAGGCGGTCCTGCTGAATATCAATATCAAGTGCGAGACCGTAGCATGCAATATGTCAACCATCACCGTGTGGCCTTGGACATTGGTGCCAATGTGGGCTTGTGGAGTCGTGATCTTTGCAAAAAATTTGTGACAGTGTTGGCGTTTGAACCTGTGGCCATGTTTAGAGAATGCCTGATTCAAAATGTCACTGCTGGCAATCTACAGGTCAAAGATTTTGCCTTGGGAGATCAACGTACCACTGCCACCATGGTTATCACCAACGGCAATACTGGGCACACACATATCAATCCCAATTCGATCGGTCATGGCAATACAGAAGTGTGGCGTCTGGATGACCTGGATCTTGATGTGGTGGATTATATCAAAATGGACTGTGAAGGTTTTGAATACCGTGTAATACAAGGTGCAAAAGAGACTATTCGACGTTGTCGTCCTGTGTTGGTAGTAGAACAAAAACCTCACGAGATGTACGCCAAAGATTATGGCCAGTTTGCCGCCATTGGCCTGTTAGAGAGCTGGGGCATGACACAGTTAGATCGAGTCAAAGACGATTGGATCATGGGATGGCCGTGAGTCCTTACTATGTTGAAAGTGTGGCTGCCGGTCGTCGCTTTCAACAAGAGAACAAAAGTTGGGCCGGCTACGATGTTGTAAAATATCAAAAAAAGATAAAGGATCTTGTGGATCGGTATGGTGCTCGGACCATACTGGACTACGGCTGCGGCAAGGGATTACAATACAAGGAGAAGTTGCCATATGGCGGTGGTGCTGGCATTGAGCTGCCGCAGGAGCAATGGAAAACATTTGATCAATATCTAGGTGTCACTGTGTATTGTTATGATCCTTGTGTGGAGGGATTCGAAACTCCACCGCCACCAGATGCCCAGTTTGATGGTGTGATATGCACACAAGTACTGAACAGCATACCCGATGATGACATGACCTGGGTGCGTGAACAACTGGAATCTTATGCTACCAAGTTTTGTTTTATTGGCCTAAATTTTCAACGTGAAGCCAAAGGCAAAAAAACCATATACGATCCTGAGTACTTCCGTGTGCCACGCACAAGAGAATTCTTTCGCAGATATTATCAAAATTGGTCAGGCAGTGATCTCTATTGGTGGTTCAAAGATCGTCCATACTACGAAGGATGGATGGATGACCAACTTACCGGCGTCTGGCAAGATGTGCCAGAAACATTTGTCGGAAAGTATGAGTTTGTGGAAGTAAATCACCGATGATAATTGATCCTGAATATCAAGCACAACTGACCCAAATGCACAGCCAGGGTCAGTTCGTTAGAGGCAGCAAAATGCTCAAAGCCATGCGACCATTTATAGATCAGTATCAACCCGCCAGTATCATGGATTTTGGTTGTGGACATGGTGCGTTGCTGGCCAGCATTGCTCAAGCATATCCCAATATACAAACAGATGGGTATGATCCAGGCAATCCCACACACAATTGCATGCCTCCACAATCATTTGATGCAGTGGTCAGTGCCGATGTTTTTGAGCACATAGAGCCAGAACACTTGGCCAGCACGTTGCAGTTGATCAGCAGTAAAATACAAGTTGCAGGATGGTTTAGAATTGCATGTTATCCTGCAAAGAAACACTTGCCCGACGGACGTAATGCTCACTTGATTGTGGAATCACCAGTGTGGTGGCGCAAACAGTTGTTGGCCAACATGAACGTGACCATAGTTGCGGAAGAGATTGCTCGATTTGACAAAAGTCACAAATGGCCCGGCATTGTGGGTCAAGTTTATGACGTCACTGTAGAGGTCAAATAAGGCCGGAATTTCTGATAGATGCGCCCTTGGCGAGCATCCTTGTCGCTCCAGTGCGCGGCTGCCAGATCATATATCCATTGCTCTCTAGAAAACTCAGCAGGTGTTTCAATTTTGGCAATATCATGATTGGCCACTGTCCAACTCACACAACTAGGATCATCCACAAACACAGGTATACCAGCGCAGGCCGCTGCTACACTTGCTGAGCTGTTGAAGAAAACTGCCGAATGCGCATTTTGTAAATTATCTACCAGTCGGCTTCGACCAGGATCAATTAAGGTGATGCTCTGTCGTTTTGCATCTCGTCCGCTGTATGCAACAAAATCCTGCATGTTGTATTTGCCTGGATGTGGCCTAATGTGTATGGCACGTTGTGTAACTGATCTAATCTCATGTATTTTGTTTTGTAACCAGTCTATGGGACTCAGAGTTTTCATTGCAAATCCACCATCGCGTTGCATACAGATCAGTACATGTCCGTTGACATTGTGCTGAGATGCTTGCAGAGTCACTCCCAAGCTGCGACTTATTTCTTGCCATTTGGCATCAGTGCTGTTGCGGTTGGCATATTCTGCACGATCGTAAAATGGTCCGTCAAGACTGTAGCGTAGATAACTGCCTTGATCATCAAGATACTTCCAACAACTGGCATCAATGCACATGGTGTGATTGCCAAGTCTGCGTTGGTCAGCAATGATCTGTTTGCGCAACACAATGTTTCGTCCGCCTGTGTTTGTGGTTGCCCAGCCCAGTATAACTGCCAGGCGACTGGGGGTATATCGGTGCTCCCACTCTACAACCACCGAATCTCCTGTGGCCCTTACGCCTTGAGCAAAACTTTCCAAGCACTCGATCTTTCTTGTGTGTTTGCGAGCATTGGCCACACTACTGATGTATACCACACAGTCAACCACCTTGCAGTATTCCCCAGGCAGTACCGTCGCGCATTTCTGCTTCAGTAAATTGGCAGTAGGCCATGTGTCTAGCCCAGGCTTGTATTTCATCTAGACTGGGCCGACGGATTGATTCTATCTCTGCAATAGAGGTACTGCACACTGAGGCTGCGGCATTGGGTCCAAGTGTAATAGCAGGTTTGCCATGCAGTATGGCTTCGCCGGCTGCAATACTGGAATAAGTTATCAAACAATAGATGTCGTCGTCCAGGGCCATTTCTATAGTGTCATCATTGATTCTGGTACTGCGACCTTGTTTGCGGCGTATCACAACTTCCCTATCTGTGCATGCACCAATTTCACTGAGAGTTTGTTCTAACCAGGTTTCAAGATCTATGTCGTACAGATTGAGTAGTTTTTGGCTAGGCGGAGCCAACAGTATTCGACTGCCGTCTGACCGTACTTTTTTGAGTTGAACTCCTGTGCGAGCAAATCTGTCCGCAGGTCGATCGATCACTGGTCCAAAATTTTGCACATCATTTTTTGTAATTCTATGATAGAGTTTTTTCTTGCTGTTGCCAAAGTATCCTGTGTCTATGTAATAAAAATCTTTGCCGGTGGCTCTACATGCATCCATTTGTTTGCGTTTGGTAATACCACGCAACACTATTGGAGTAGGTGTTGACTCTGTTTTGCTCCAGGTGGTTATTTGGCCGCCGCATCCGCGCACAAAACTTTCTAGTATGGGATCGTACATGTGACCTTTTCTTTCATATCTGTATTCACTCTCAATAGCATGTACTGCCAATGTATCTAGTGTTTGAATTTTTTCAGTCAGTGTTGCTAGGCTTGTACCATAGTATTCACCAGCTGGATCCACTCGATATTTTATTATGTCATAAAATATTTCTTGAATTTCCGCTGGCAACATATCAAATTCATGCTGTTGTGGCGGATCATACGACTCAACTGGGTGTTCTTCATTCATTGTGTGTTCTTTGCTGACAGTGGTCAGTTAGTGTGCGTTCATGATGCCATTCTTCCGCTTGTGGTGTGTCATGGAATTCATCAAAGCATGGAGTGCCCAAGGTATAGTGCAAGAGCTTGGCGGCGGGGTTTGGCCCGTATTCATCAGGCAACCAATTCCATTCTGGGGGCAACTCGCCTATGCGATCATTGTCGATCCAGGAAAATCTATGCAATTCTGCACCTGTGGATTTTTGAACAAACTCAGGCGTTAATCGACGATTGGGGAAACTGTTGCAATTCCACAAGATTACGCTGGACCAATTCTTTCTTGGATAGTCTTCGTTTGGGCTGCCAAGATATTTTTCAGCCATCTTGGTTTTGTAGTCATGTTTAACAACCATGACATCTTTAACAGGGTCTTGTAGATTCCATAACTTCAAAATGTCATCGCGCAGGATCATGTCACCATCTATGAATATAGCCCATCCCGAGTAACCCATCAGGTGTGGAACAAGGAACCTGGTATAGATAAAATGGTTGCTGCCGTCAGTGTGTGTTTCATCATAGTCTTGAAACAAGTTCAAGGCCACAGGCACTATGGCCACAGGCTGACTAGCATGCCTGATAATTGAGTTCACACACACATGATAGGCCACCGCTTCCCTGGGATCGTAGCCCACAAAAATAGGAATGGGTGTCATGTTCTGCGTTCAATGTCTTCTTCAACACAGCGGTCACCGTATTGGATTTCAATCAACTTGAGTGGTTGATCAGTTTCATTACACAACTGATGCCACTCGTTCACTGCAATAAATGTGTTTTCATGCACAGTTAGCTGGCACTTGACTTCTTGATCTGTAGACGCTTCGTCTAGTGTGTACACTGTGGCATCACCCTCAGCCACAAACCAAAACTCTGCACGACTATCATGACGTTGCATGCTCAAACATGTTTTGGGCATGACAGTGAGTTCTTTGAGTTTGGTATTGGCACCTACTTCATGCAACACACGATAGTATCCCCAGGCACGATCAGTACGGGGAGTTTTCCATTCGGTTAGTATCCATGAACTGGAATTCATTTTATTTTCGCCGCCTACACCAAACACAAATTCCACATCTGATTCGGTCATTTCAGGAACGTTGTCTTGGGTTCGATCCCCGCCATTGGCAAATATAAAATGAGCGCCTGGCATGGGGTAATGTAGTTTGGCCTGACGTATAGCGTCCCTAGCACTGTTGTCTGAATCATCAAACTCAATCACTCGATCTACCATGGAGAGATTTTCCACAATGGCTCTGCGCTCAGTCATGGGCATGAATGGTCTTCCTTTTTTGCGAACTAACCAGTCGTCAGAATTGAGTCCAACTACCAGTCTATCGCCCAGGGCTCGGGCTGCTTGGACATAGGCTCTATGCCCGGAATGCAGTGGATCAAATCCACCTGTGACAATTACAATTTTCATGCAGGTATTTACACCTGGATGTCTTCCATGCCTGCAGTTCTTAGGCGTACCACATGTCCCATTTGCCACTGCTTGGTGTCCAGGCCTTTCATGATACCCAGCCACCGATTTCGTAACAGTGCCACTTCGTTGATAATGGTTTCAAAGTCCACAACTTCTTCTTCCCCATCCACATACTTTTCAGCATCACGCGACGTCAAGGCACGGGCATATCCTTCCAAGTACTTTTGGAAATGACGTCTGCGTATCTTGCGCAGTTGGATGTTGAGATAGTTCAACACAGCTTCGATCTCTTGCAACTGATTAAATCTGTGTTCTGTGATGCCGGGCAGTGCAGTGATATTCTTTTCTACCAGCCCACCAATTTTGCAGTCGCGTTTGGCATCAGTCAACTCTGATTCAAAGTGTGCAATGAAGTCAGGTATGTTGCCAAGATCGGCAACTACTCGGCTGTACCACATTAGTAGTCATCTTCTTGGTTGTAGTTGTCTTCGTCTGCAAACTCTTCCTCTTCCTCTTCCTCTGCATAGTCCTTGTCATTATCTAAGTATGCGGTGAGAGCTTTTTTGATGTCTGAATCGCCCTTAAAGGCATTTTTAATTTCATCCACGTCGTGATCATGATCAATCAAGATGGTCACAATGCT